AGATAGACAAGATTGCTGACAAACTAGACGGACATATTGATTGGCATCTAAAGGACAAAAGATGAAGAAAGAAATAAAATCATATCCTAAAATTAAAACAGGAAAAGTAACTAAAGGTAAAAAGATAGAAGTACCAGCTACTAAAGCAGCTAAAAAAGAAGTAACCAAAGCAGAAAAAAGATTAGCTACAGCTAAACAACGACTAGAAGTATTAAAGAAAGTAGGAAAAAAAGATGGCAAGTAAGAAAAATTCAAAGAAGCCAACAGTGGCCGAAGCATACAAGGCAGCAAAGGGTCCTATTGACTATCCAGGTCCTGGTGCGTCGCCTCAAGCAAGAAGAGCTCAATCTTCTCGTATGACAGGACAAGCAAACAGAGGTTCTGCTACAGAAAATCTTGCTAAAAGAATAAAGACAGATGCTGCTCGCAAAAAAGCAGTTCCTGGATTTGAGACAGATACAGTTCGCAAGACTGTTAAGGTAGGAAACAACCCGTTCAGTAAGAAAAATTATAAGAACCAAGTAGAAATAATAAAGGCACAACTTAGTCCAGATGCTTCATTTAAAGAAACTAGTAGCAGATTATCACCTTCTGTCAAAGGTGTTATAACAAAGAAGTACACAGGTGCAGGTTCACAGGCTTCTAAGAAAAAAGGAAAAAAATAATGGCTAAGAAACCAGTATTGGGTAAGAAAGTAAACAGAGCTACAGAAGTAATGAATAGCCCAATGGGCAAAGCTTTTCAATCTGCTCAAGGTTCTGATTCTGGAAAGCCAATAGGTAAAGCAATGAAGTCAGCTCCACCACCACCAGCTCCACCAACACTAAAGGCACCTAAGCCACAAAATAATCCAGGTCGCAAAAAAGGTCCTGCAGAAGGTGGAAAGCCAGTGGACCGTCAGTACCAAGGTGGAAGTGGTTCAACAAAATATCCTAAGAATATTCCAGATGGTTATACGGTACTTACTTTGATGAGCAATCCTCCAAAATATAAATTGGTTCCAAAGTCAGGCAAGTAATGAAAGCTAAAAAAGGAATGGGCTTTAAAGCAGCTCAAAAGCAAATTGCTAAGAAGGGCAACTATAGCATGGAGTCTGCAGGGGCAATACTTGCAAATGCTTCACGCAAGGCATCACCTGCCGCAAAAAGAAAGAATCCAAATCTTAAGAAAGTAAAAGGTAAATAATGCAAACTTATACATCAACACTAACAAGTGCTTCAGTTGAAAGAACTTTCAATGTTGCAGATTATTCAGATGCAGTCATTAGACTTTCTGGCATATGGGATGGAAGTATAGCCTTCTATGCAACCAACACAGGAACAGCATATACCGCTATTGCAGTACAAGAGTTGGATAGCACAAACTGGACAACTGCAGTTACTTCAGAAGCTGGTTCAAGTCCATCGGCTGAAGTATGGACTGCTAGAGTTCCAGTTGCTGGTCTAACTACATTAGTTGTAAAATCAGAAGCTGGTTTTGTTGGTAGCGTAGACCTTGTTGTTACAGCAGTTTCGAATACCAATGCCAGGTAATCCAAAATATCCAGCATTACCTTCTACAACAACTAAGAATTATACTCCTAGAAAGAAGAAGAAAAATGGCGGCAAAAAAAAGTAAACCAGTATGGGAAAAGGCACGTCCTAAATCTTTAGGCGCACCAAAGAAACTCACACCTGCACAAAAAGCTTCAGCTAAAGCTTCTGCTAAAGCTGCAGGTAGACCTTACCCAAATTTAGTTGATAATATGAAAGCTGCGAGGAAAAAGAAATAATGGCTAAGACTCCTGCATGGCAAAGAAAAGAAGGTAAGAGTCCTACAGGTGGACTTAATGCTAAAGGCCGCGCATCCGCAAAAGCTCAAGGTATGAATCTAAAGCCACCAGTTACCGCTAAGCAGGCAGCTAAGTCACCAAAGGCCGCAGCAAGAAGAAAATCTTTTTGCGCTAGGATGGAAGGAAATCCAGGACCAATGAAGGATGCAAAAGGAAGACCAACACGTAAAGCGTTGGCATTAAAGAAGTGGGACTGCTAACATGGCAAGACAAAGTAATTATGATAAATTATCAAGCTATAGAAAAAAAGTTGATTACTCTAGAAACTGGCGCAAGAATGAAAACTATGACAATCTTTGGCAAAGACTTATTAACCTTTATCGTGGTAGGCACTACCGTGGTTATTTACAAGGTGACAGACTCCTTGTTAACATTGCTTTTTCAACCATCAATACATTAGCTCCAGCTGTTTCTATTGGTCGCCCAAAGATTAACGTTAATGCACGTAGACCAGAAGACGGTGACAAAGCTGTAGTAACTGAATCTATCATTAACTATTGGTGGCAGCATTACGAATGCCAACCAGAGTTTCAGCGCGCAGTTAAAGACTATTTAATTATTGGTCATGGTTGGGTTAAGACTGGTTATCGTTTCGTTGAAGAAGCAAAACTCGATGATATTCAAGATACTGCTGATGAAGCTGCCGGCCCAGAAACTACTGATGATGTTGAATCTCAAATAATTATTAGAGAAGACCGTCCATTCTTAGAGCGCGTTGACCCATTTGATATGTATGTTGACGTTGATGCTGTAAGCATGAATGACATTCGTTGGATTGCACAACGTACTCGTCGTCCTTTAAAGGATGCAAAAGAAGATAAGCGTTATGATGCCGCCGCAAGAAAAGAATTAAGTCCATCTTCTTATCAAAAATATGGTGACATAACAGTAACTAATACTTATAATCCTACTAACCCAGATGAAGCATATTGCGACATTTATGAATATTATAATATTGATACTGGTGAGATGTGCGTGTTTGCAGACAGTGGAGACAAGTTCTTAATTAAACCAGTTAAGATGCCATACGCATTTGGTCATCCATTCTTTATGTTACGCAACTATGAAATCCCTGGATTCTTTTATCCAATGGGTGAACTAGAAGCAATTGAACCATTGCAGTACGAATTAAACGAAACTCGTACACAGATGATGAACCACAGAAAGCGTTACTCACGCAAGTGGTTGTTTAATGAATCAGCATTTGATGATGATGGTCGTCAAGCTTTGGCATCTGATGATGACAACGTAATCGTTCCTGTTAAGGGTAACGAGAATTTAAATAACGTTGTTGTTCCAATGCCGGCCTTGATTAACCCACCTGAATTTTATAATCAGTCAACTTTAATTCAAAATGACATTGACCGTGTGTCAGGCGTCTCAGAGTACCAGCGTGGTGCAATCCCAGAAACAACTAGAACTGCCCGCGAAGCATCAATCATTGCTGAAGCTGGTAATGCTAGAGTGGCTGAAAAGCTTGTGTCTATTGAAAATGCTATAGCTAGATGTGCTTCTAATCTTATAATGCTAGCTCAGCAGTATTTAACTGGTGAGCAGACTGTAAGAATAGTAGGAACAGAATCTGCTCCTATGTGGTTAACATTTGATAAAGATTATATATCTGGTGAGTTTGACTTTAATGTTGAGGCAGGTTCAACTGCCCCAAGAAACGAAGCTTTCCGCAGAGATATGGCACTTCAGATAGTTTCAGCAATGCAACCATTTGCTCAAGCTGGTCTAGTTAATTTAGAAAAGCTAGCTGAATATGTTTTAGCAACTGGATTTGGAGTAAAGAATGCAAGTTCATTCTTAAAGTCTCCAGAGCCACCACCAGCACCAGAAGCTCCACCAATGCCACCAGAAATGCAAGGTATGCCACCAGAGATGATGCAAGGTATGCCTCCGGGTATGGAAGGCATCCCACCAGAGATGATGCAAGGTATGCCACCACAGCTACCACCTGGCATGATACCTGGAGCACCAATTCAAGGACCTGCACCACAAGTTGGAGCAAATCCAGCAGCTGCTTTACAAGGATTGCCGCCTGAAATATTACAAGCATTATTGGCTGCACAACAATAGATTTACAGTAATGTAATAAACTATCTATATAATAGATAGATACACGGAACAACCAATTAGAAGGATGAGGATTCCAAATGAGTAATGAAGAAATAAATATTGCTAGTACAATTGACGACGAAACTAACCCCATTGCAAGTGGACAAGTTGGAGAAGAGGTTGAGGTACAAGCAGAAACTCCAGAACAAGAACAAGAATTATTCGACTATACAGAGATTGCCGACAAGGTCATCAAGCTCCAAGTAGATGGCGAAGAAGTAGTAGTTCCAGTAAAGGAGGCTCTAGCTGGGTATCAGCGTCAGGCGGATTATACCCGCAAGACACAAGAGCTCAGTGAGCAAAGAAAGCAAGTCCAGTACGCTAGTGCACTCCAGGAAGCCCTGCAAAGTGACCCAGCTGCTACCTTGCAGTTGTTGAATCAGCAATACGGTGTAGCTACCCAACCTCAAGAGGAAGAGTGGTTAGACCCAGCTGAACAGCAACTTCGACAGTTAGAGCAGCGCATTGCAGCTTTCGAGCAATCAAAAGCTATGGATGAGTTGACTAGAACTATCGATACATTGCAGAGCAAGTATGGTGAAGATTTTGATGCAGATGAAGTTGTAGCAAAAGCTTTAGCAACGGGTTCAACCGATTTAGAATCAATCTTTAAACAGATTACTTTTGATAAGGTTTACTCTAAGGCTTCGGAAGCTACTAAAAAGCTTTCAGAAGAACAGGCTAGGCTTCAGTCTAAGCGTTCAGCGGCAATAGTCTCTGGCGGCACTGCAGCAAAATCACCAGTCACCACACAAACTGCACAACCTAAATCAGTTTTCGAAGCATTTGAAAATGCTAAGAGAGCACTAAACCTCTAAACAAACAGGAGATATTAAAATGGCCGGAAATCCCGACTTTAATGCACTGTTGTCTACTACGCTGCAAAATTATCAGCCGACGTTGGTCGACAACATTTTCAAGGACCTTGTCCTTCTTAACCACCTCAACAGCAAGGGCAGAGTCCAAGTTGAAGAGGGTGGTACCTCAATCGTAGAGCCATTGATGTACGCAGTCAACAACACTGTTGGTTCGTACTCAGGGTATGATGCGATTGACCTCACCCCACAAGACGGAATCACAGCTGCTGAGTACCAGTGGAAGCAGATGGCTGCTTCTATCGCAATCAGCGGTATCGAAGAATCCAAGAACCGTGGCACCGAGGCAATCATCAAGCTTTTGAATGCAAAGATTATGCAGGCAGAAGAGTCACTCAAGTCAAGCCTTAACACCATGCTTTACAGCGATGGTACTGGCAACGGTAGCAAAGACTTTAACGGTCTTGGCAACATCGTAGCAACTGTGAATAACACGGTTGGTGGCATTGATGCATCGAGCAACACTTGGTGGAATCCATTCCAGGACGTATCAGCATCAACCTTGTCACAAGCTGACATGGGTAATGTTTACAACCAGATATCAAAGGGCAGCGATGTTCCTGACTTGATTCTTACAAACACTAACCTGTTTGAAAAGTACGAGTCATTGTTGACAGCAAACGTGCGTTACCAAGACGTTGCAAAAGCAAATGCTGGTTTCCAGAACTTGATGTTCAAGCAAACACCACTTGTGTTTGACCTTGCCATAGCAGCTGATGCAACTTCAGCACCAATGTACTTCCTTAACAGCAAGTACCTCAAGTTGACCGGCATGAACGGCCACTGGTTCAATACCACCGACTTCCAAAACGGAACTGTAGCAGGCGTTGACGCCCGTTACGCTCTCGTAATGGCTTATGGTGAATTGACCTGTTCAAACCGTGCACGTCAAGGCTACTTGTTAGCTGACGCTTAATAAGCAAAAGATGTAGTTGGTACTGGGAGTTGAAAGGTTGCCATCCTTCGGGTGACTCTCCCAGTGCCAGCTATTTAATAAAAAAAACAAACAAACAACAATTTCAATCAACATGATTGATTAGAGAGAATAGGTAATAATCATGGCAACAACAAATAAATTCATAGTTCCAAGAGTAGTAACACTTCCATCGGACGTATCAGTAGCAGCAACAAACACCCCAATAACAGGCTTGTCCTTTTATGTAGCAGCTGGAGAAACCTACAAGTTTAAGTTTATTGTATCTTACACTTGTGGTGCAACAACTGCGGGTTCAGCTTGGGCCGTTAACGGTCCTGCAGCAACTCAAATTGCTTACCAGGTAACTCAAGCTACATCAGCTTCATCAACTTTGGTAACAACTTCAGTTGGTGTAATTGGTGCAGCATCAAGCCCAGGTACTGGTAATGCGTTAGCAACAGCTGGAAACATTGCAATTCTTGAGGGTGTAGTTACACCTTCAGCAGATGGTACTTTGATTGTTAACGGTATCAAAGATGCAGACAGCACAATTACAGTTAACGCACTTTACTCATCTTGTGAGTGGAGTCGCATTGACTGGCCAGCACAGCCATAATTTAGCTGACTAGGGTGTGCCGCCAGGGGTGTATTCCTCTGGCGGCATATCTTTAATAACACTAAGTAATTGAAAGAGAATAATATGAAAAAAAAGAAAAAGAATACAAATTATTCCCAAATGCTTTCCTCTAAAAAAGGAAGTATGCAAGAAGTTTCTGGTCGCAAAAAAGAAGCAAGACCAAAAAAAACTGATAAATAAATAAATATTTTACGAGGGAGTAATAATGACAAAAGAATTCGCATATAAAATACACACACCAGTAGGAGCCGAGAGATACGGCAACATGCCTGGTATTGAACCAGCAAATATTATGGTAGGTTTTGTTAATGCAACTGTAGAACTAGCTCCACCATCTGGTGTTGAGTATGTTCCACCAATTCCAACTTGCATACATGTTAATCCAAAAACAGAAATGCGTTGTAGAGCTCCGCAAGCAAAGAAGACTGAATATTGCATTGGTCATTTAAATCAACAAGCTAAGAAGTCTAAAGAATAGGATTATTAAATGGCTATACCTTTTCAAAATGCAAACCTAACACTTGCACAGATGCGCAGTTTTGTTGCGCAATTATCTGACTTAGAAATCGGTACAACTGAAAACGTTGATATTCAACTTGACTTGATTAACGGTTTTATTAAAGAAGGTTTTCAAAAAGTTGTAGCCCTCAGTGTTCGTTGGCCGTATTATCAAACAACTTATGGTATTGCTGTTCTTGAAGATGTTAGAGCTTACATAGGTTTTACTCAACTCCAACCAACTCCAATTGGTAGTCAATCAAAAGCTATTACTGATATAGCTCAGATAATATCTGTAGTAAATAGTGACTCAGCATATTCTGGAAATGCATTAATATACATTGACCAAGCTAGAGCAGAATCTCTTTGGGTTGGAACTAATGACCAGCCAGGCCCTCCAGCATATTATTCTGTTTGGGCTAACCAATTAAACATTTGGCCACTACCTGATAATAACTATTCATTTACTATTAGAGGATATCGCAACCCATCACTGGCTTGGTTGTCTGATGATAACGCAGCAATTGACATTTCGCCGCAACTACAACTTCCTTTAGTTAATTATGTTATGGCTCGTGTGTTTCAGTATCAAGAAGATAATGAGATGGCTAACGCATACATGCGTAACTTTGAACAAGGTATAGCTGTATTAGAAAATAATCTTACTGCTCCAAATAGCAATCGTCAACTAATCAT